TATACGCAACAGGTACTTCAGCTACAAATATACACGCATTGTTCTAAGAAGGAGCAGTCATGCAAATTAATCTTGGAACATCATTATCTGGCTTGAGACAGCCAATAGTTGCTGCAGCGTCCGATGAAAATTTGCAGTTTACGGATACTAGGTTGCCTGATTCTGGAAACTTTCCAGATGACGCACAACAACTTATTACACTTTTTAGTAATGTTTCTGCGGGAGTGCCAAAAAGCATACGATTACAAGGCACAATATCTGGCAGTGAATCTAATCAACCTAACTTGCAGGTCTTTCTTGTCAGGGCAGGAACAAACGCCACTGTACCGAATGCTACTCCTACCGTGAATAGCATTCTTATTTATAACGCATCTGGCTCTTCTTTTTTAGTATCAGGTGGTGGTGCATTTGACGTATTTCTAGGTGATGCTGATGGAGCGACAGAAGATAATCCTCCTGCTAATAAAATAGATTTAGGCACTACAGAAATAACCGAAACATATGATGTTAAATTGAATTACGATGATGGTGTTGAAGGAGATACGTTCCATATATCAAATTTAACAATTGATTTTGTTCACACGCCAAGCTAAGGAGTTTTTATGTATTACAAAAGTAGACTAGAAACTGACCCTTTACGTGTTTGGGAAAGATTTTTTGATACACCTATTTCTGATAGAACAGGCATTTTAGCTAATGACAGAGATATAATCACGCCTATACCAGATGTTGCTTCCACAGATACTTTTAGTAATTTAGTGGATGCGAAAGCTACAGATATTCTAAGTCAAGGTAAAAAAATAAAAGTAATGTATTCAGGTGGCTTGGATAGTACTCTAGTTTTATGTTCTTTATATAAGAATAAAACTGAGAATAGCCCTGAAATAGAAGTTCTATTGACTCAGAATTCTATAAATGAAAATCCTAATTTTTTTGAAAATTACATAACCAATTACAGAAAATATGAAGGCGAAATGGATGGGTCTTCATATAGTAAATTCATGGTAAACAATGATGATGATTTTATTATTGTAACAGGTGAAATCGGAGACCAGTTGTTTGGTTCTTCTTTTATACTTAATGACTTAGACCATGCTTCACAACCAGTTGACTGGGGAAAATATAGCGGATTGAATGCTTTGTGTGCTGTGTGTCCTATGCCAGTTTTAACTAACGCTGATTTACTTTGGTGGGTTAACTTTACCTTGAAGTATCAGTGGGTACAGTTGAGAATCTATAAGAATATGGCGATAGATTTTAACAAATATGTTCATTTTTTTGATACTATCGAATTTCAAAGGTGGTCAATGCAGACTTTAATGACGGAAAAAATACCTGATTTTTCTCCTACGAAGTATAAACAAGACATCAGAGATTACATTTTAGATTTTACTGGTGATAGGGATTACTGCCAAAATAAAATAAAAGTCCCGTCTTTGAAAAGTATTTATCATTCAGGTGGTTATGTTTGTACTGGTATAGACTCTAGTTTTAACAGAATATGGCATGAGTTTATTTTAAGAACACATAATAAAGTTGATGAGAACGGCACACAAAGACTTAAAGCCCAAATTATCAACATATGATTGTTCAGAATACAACTGGCACATACAAGCCAGAGAATGACGTTTATTGTTCAGAGCTTGTTGTTATAAAGGATAATACGTATGAAGTACCAGAGATGGCTACTGCATACGGATATGATTTTGGTGCTAAACAGTTTTTCTGTGAGCCAATCAAACCATACATATCAGGCGACATGGTGTTGTTTGTGAAGCATGGTTTCATTGGTCAGACTGTTTCGGGACTTGTAGAGAAGGTGGGCAGGGTTCAGTACATTGACGGCTGCACTGATTCGTTATTAGTCAGTCCACCAAGAAAAGGCGACCCATGCTTGAACTCTTTACATTTTCCCAGAGAGACAGAGCAGACTATGCATACTCACCCTACAGTCCGACTAGGCACTGTCGTAAGAGGTAGAGGATATGCAGAACTGAAAGACCAAGAGATTGAGCTTAACGTAGGTGACGCTTTTATTATAGAGCCTCACGAAGAACACAGGTTTGTTACTACATATGAGGAGATGATTGTAGTAGCATATCACCCAGACTCTGATTTTGGTTGTACTGATGAGGTGCATCCAATGAAAAATAGGACTTACATAAATGAGTAACATAGACCCAGTAGAGTACGGCAAGCTACTAGAAAAGGTAGAAGCCTTAGAAGAAAGAGTTGGTTCAATGGAAGCTGACCTTAAACAACTACTAGCCCTAGCCAATAAGTCCCGTGGCGCGTTCTGGGTTGGTTTATCTGTAGCATCTTTTGTAGGTGCATTAGTGACAGTAGTATTTAGAAAGTTTTGGGGATAGCCAATGGCTGAAGGTGACCCACGATTAAAACGTGCAGGTGTATCTGGTTACAATAAACCTAAGCGTACACCTAACCACCCAACTAAGTCACATGTCGTTGTAGCTAAAGAAGGTGACAAAGTAAAAACTATTAGGTTTGGTCAGCAAGGAGCTAAGACTGCTGGTAAGCCAAAGAAAGGTGAGTCAAGAGCTACTACAATGAAAAGAAAATCTTTTAAGGCTCGTCACGCTAAAAACATAGCCAAGGGCAAGATGTCAGCAGCTTTTTGGGCAGATAAGGTAAAGTGGTAATATGCAATATAAAGACATAGTAAATAACGTACTTAGACGTTTACGTGAGAATACAGTAGACACTGTAAATCAAAGTGCTTACTCTACTTTAGTTGGTATGTTTGTTAATGATGCTAAAGAAGATATAGAAAATGCTTGGTCTTGGTCAGGTCATAGAACAACACTTAACTTAGACTTTGTTACTGGAGAAGATGCTAAAGAATTAGACACCTCGTTAGATAACTTTACTGTATTGCATGTTTTTAATGATACTCAAAACTATCACATGCAACAGGTAGATACAAAGTTTTTAAATCAACTCAAGTTTACTGACAGTCCACAATCTGCTCCACCTATTTATTATGCTTTTAACAGAATGGACTCAGATGGTATAGAGGCTTACTCATCTAGTAGCAATGCTTCAGGTGCTAAGAGACAAGAAAACGGTGATAGCACTATAAATGTATATCCTATACCAGATAAAACATACAGAATAAAAGTACAGTTAGCTATCCGACCTATGGATTTACTAAATGATACTGATGTATTAACGATACCTTCCCGTCCTGTAGAGCTACTAGCTTATGCTAAAGCTGTAGAGGAACGTGGTGAAGACGGTGGTATAAACCCTGTGTCTGCTTATGCTATGGCTCAGAAGTCTTTATCTGATGCTATAGCTTTTGATGCAGCGAAGCACCCAGAGGAGACTATCTGGTATGAAAGCTAAGACTACCTACGTTGATGATATAACAACTACATCTGGTGGTGTTGTTTATTATACAGTACCTAATAATACTAGAGCTAAGTTAGTATTCCTTCACATAGAAAACAATGAAGGCTCTGGTAATATGGACGTAGAGGTTTATGTAAATGATGGTTCAACTGACCATCACATACTACATGCTAAAGCTGTATCCGTTGGTGATGACGTAGTATTTGATATTTCACAAACATCTTACCTTATGCTGGAAGCTGGTCATAGTATTAAAGCAGAATCAACAGCAGCAGGTGGACAGTTAATCTTAACAGTAGAAGAAACACAAAACCTAGTGGTGACACAATAATGGCTAAGCCTTTAATATCAGCATCATTAGTAGCACCAGCTTTCCTTGGGTTGAATACTCAGGACTCTAGTGTAGCTAATGACCCTAGCTTTGCTTTGGAGGCTGATAACTGTGTCATTGATAAGAATGGTCGCATAGCTTCTCGTAAAGGTTGGAGCTACACAACTACTAGTGGTGGGACTGGTGTAGATACAAAAGGTATTCATGTATTTACTGATATAAATGGTGCTAAGACTGTCTTATCTTTTAACGACAGTAATTTTTACAAAGGCACTACTACCTTAACTCAATTGACTCCAAGCCCTTCTGAAACAACTACAGGCGGTAACTGGCAAGCTGCTACACTAAACGATAGGGCATACTTTTTCCAGCGTGGCTCTACACCTTTATATTATAGTAATGAAACAGGTTCAGAGGCGTTTAGTGGGATTGACCAACACTCAGATTATGATGGTAGTGCTGGTGATGATGCTATACCAAAGGCTAACACAGTTTTATCTGCATACGGTAGACTATGGGTAGCAGATACAGCTACGGAAAAAACTACAATACATTTTTCTGATTTGTTAAATGGTGCTAAGTGGAACAGTGGCACAGCAGGTTCACTAAATATATCAGGCATCATACCTAACAATGGCGATACTATTGTAGGGCTAGGCGCACAGAACGGATTGTTTATTGTATTTTGTAAGCATCACATTATTATCTTTGCTGATAACGATAGCTTCCAAGGACACTTTGATGTAACTACTTTACGTTTAGTAGAAGTAATTACAGGCATAGGTTGTATAGCTAGAGACTCAATACAAAACGTAGGTGACGACATACTGTTTATGTCCTCTACTGGTTTACGTTCACTGGGACGTACAATCCAAGAAAAGTCACAGCCGTTTACTGATATAAGTAAAAACATAAGAGACGATATTGTAGAACAAATAGCTCAGTTATCTCAAGATGGTGACCATATAGGCACGTACAAAACAATTAAGTCAGTATACAATGTTGCTGAAGCATTTTACTTGATTGACTTTCAAGATACTAATCATCAAACATTTGTATTTGATACTAGACGTAAGTTTGAAGATGGTGCTTTACGTGTTACTCGTTGGACTGGTGTTACACACAATAACTATGAGTATGATGATGTAGCCAGAGAGTTACTGTTTGCAGAGACAAATGGCATAGCTAAGTACACAGGCTTTCAGGACAACGGAGTTGCATACACAATGTTGTACCTAACTAACCACTTTGACTTAGGTGAACCTACGCGGAACAAAATACTAAAAAGAGCTAGTGCTACAGCAGTTGGTTCATCACAGCAAGCGTTTAATATTAAGGCTTCCTTTGATTACTCAAGTAGCTTTTTCAACTTTCCATTTGTTTTAGCTGCTGTACCTGTATCTGAGTATGGTATTGCTGAGTATAATGGTCGAAGAATATCATCTGACGCAACAAGTGGTGTAGCGGAATACACAAGTGGTATTGCTCTTGATAGGATACAGTCAACAGCAGCAGGTACAGGTTCAATTTTACAAATAGGTGTAGAGGCTACCATTAATGGTGCTTCTCTAGCAATACAAAAATTAGATGTTTATGCAAAACAAGGTAGGATTTTATAATGACTGATTACGCTAAAGCTACAGACTTTGCAAATAAAGATACGCTTGCTTCTGGTAATGCTAATAAAATTATCAAAGGTGCAGAACTTGACGCTGAGTTTAATGCAATAGCAGTTGCTTCAGCTACTAAAGCTAATTCAGCAAACGCAAACCTTACAGGTACAACTCAAATTGCTACTGCTGATATTAATGGTGGAGCTATTGATGCTGTAACTATTGGTGCAACTACGCCAGCTACAAGTGTTAGTGTTGATAACATCAATATAAATGGCAACACAATCAGTAGCACCGACACTGATGGCAACATAGCTATTACTCCCAACGGCACTGGTGAAGTAGACATAAGTAAGGTAGACATTGATGGTGGTGCAATTGACGGTACTATTATCGGTGCTAATAGTGCTGCTGCTATTACAGGTACTACAGTAGGCGGAACAACGATAACAGCAAGCACACAGTTTACTGGTTCTGGTGCTGGATTGACTAGTATACCTTCTGGGCAGCTTACAGGTGCTTTACCTGCTCTTGATGGTTCTGCGCTTACTGGAATAAACGTAGGCTACACTTTTGCTAATGTTAGTTTTACTGGTGGAGACAGTTCTGAATCAGTAACAGGCTTACCATCTGGTATTCAAGAGTTAATTATTGTTACTGAAGATGTAAACTTAGCTACAGCAGGTGTTTATATCAGAATACAGTTAGGTACAAGTAGTGGCTTTGTAACGAGTGGGTATAAAGGTGGTGCTTTTGGATATGACAATAACGATAGCTCTTTTCATGGCAATGGTATAGTCTTAATAGATGCTGGTATTAGTAATAGCAATACAATAAGTAGTAGCTACACAAAAATTGTTAATGTATTAACCAATAAATATGTAGCTAGTGGTAGCACTGCTTCTCAAGATGGTGGTGGTGATGGAGATGCTGCTAACAGCTCTCATCATAGTTTTATAGACCTAAGTGGTGAGTTAGATAGGTTTAGGATTAATCAAAGTGGCTCAAGGACTTTTGACTCTGGAACTATTTATTACGGATATAAATAACAGTGGTAGCTTAATGACGTTAGCACCACAAAAAGAAAAAGTACCAGTAGTAATTACAAAAGAATATATAATATATTTAGAAAGAGTTGATGAGATAGTTTTTATCCATTGCGATGTATTTAAGTGGAACAAAACAACAAAGAAAAACTTACACGATAGTTTAGATACTATCATTAAACTACAGGGCAGAGATATATTTGCTCTACATAAAATAGGCGATACAAAACACAAGAAGTTTCTACGTATGTATGGGTTTAAATATTTAGATACGATTAGAGCAGGTATAAATAATGAATTACAAGATTTGTTTGTTAAAAAGAGGAATTAAATTATGGGTAGTGTAGTTGGAAGCATAGCTGGCGGTGTAGCGGGTGCAGCTACTAGCTCATTGCTAGGCGGTAGACAAGGGTCAGGTGGCTCAGCATATGCACCTGCTCGATTTAATCCATTTACATACAGAACAAGTTTAGGGGAGGCTAGTCTTACTAATGACCCGTTTGAGATTACTAGCTCATTAGACCCACGACTTTCACAGATACAAGATGTTGCACTAGAAGCTGCTCCTGAGTTTCAACAAGAGTCTATTAGATTACTTAGTGAATCAAGACCAGAGCTATTTGACGCACCAGCTTTTGACCCTGTTGCTGCTGGTCGAAGCATATTTCAAGAGCAATCAGCACTACTTCAGCCTGCCTTTCAGCAGCAACGAGAGCAGCTTAGAGGTACTTTGTTTGGTTCAGGTAGACTAGGACTTCAGTTAGCTCCAGAAGTAGCAGGACTAGGCACTGGAGGCGGCTTAGTACAGCCTGATGTTCTTGGTTTAGCCAGACAAGAGCAACAAACACTAGCGCGAGTCTCTGCTGCTGCTAGAGAACAAGCAAGGTCTGAACAAGCAACTATATTTGACCAAGCCTTACGACAAGCAGGATTCAACGAACGACAAAGACAAGCGTTAATCGCTCAGGTGACTGGTGCGGAGCAAACTCAGTTACAACGTGCGGTTGGTATTGGAGATATTGAGGCTGAGTTACAAAGGCAGGCACTAGACTTTGAAGCAAGACGCGCACAAGCTGCTATAGGTGCATATCAGCCACAACCAACTGGCGGTGGTTTATTGTCTGGTATTGTAGCTGGTGCTGCTCCTGCTATTGGAGAAAGTGTTGGTAACTTTGCTGAAGGACTATTCCAGCGCAGAGAGAATATACCTCAGTTGTCGCAAGGCATGACAGGATACAATCCAGCGTTTACTTATAACCCACAACCTATGGGTGGTATGTCAGGCTCTGGTCAATATTTTTCTAGCAGAGGTTATACTTCTGGTGGCTTTGAGGGGCAAATATAATGGCTACAATGTTAGATTTAATTAAAGCTCGTCAGCAAGGTATTTTTGGAATTACTCCAGAACAACTAAAAGTTCAAAGACAGAAAGAGCAAAGAGAAACAGTAGCACAACAAATTCGACAGCTTGCTCCTCGCTCACCTACGCCAGCCTTGACTAGCTTGGGTGTTGCAATAGGTGCTGGACTAGGGCAGGGTTTGCTTTCTCGTTTTGGTGGTCAAGACCTTGAAATGCAACAAGCACAACAAGCAGAGCAAAACTATAAAATGTTTGAGGAGCAGGTACGTGCAAGTGAGGCTAGTGAGTTAGCATCAAAAGCTAGAGTAGCTGCTTTTAGAAATAAATTAAATAGTGCTACAACAGAACAGGAGTTTAACAGGTTAGCTTTGATTGCTAGTTCTACTCCTGAGTTAGTAGACATGGTTAAGCCTATTCTTAATATAACTGAAAGAATGTTCCCAGAACAAAAAGATGTTGATATTGAGTACGAAAGGATTGGCACTATAAATATAGGGACAGAAGATAACCCAATTTATAGACAAGGTGTGTACTCTACTAAGTTAGGGTATGGCGGTTATATTGGAGAAGATGGAAAACTTGTCAGGGTTAGTCCAGACAAACTTACTCAGGAGACTGCTTTTGACACTGCTTCTATTACTAATCCTGTAGAGTACGAAATTGAAATTAATGGTGAAAAACGATTAGTAGACACGTTCTTTGATAAGAATGAAAGAAAACAAATGTACTTCGATGAAGACGGAAATGTACAACCAGTTCCTATGGGTGCAAGAGTACATAGGACTAGTCTTGAGACCAAACAAATACCATCAATTGGAGAATTTGAACGGTTTGAAAAAAATCTAAATGAATCTAAAAATGCGATTAGGTCTTTATCAAATTACCTAACTTCCAGAGAGGGTGCTAGACAAGGTTTTGGATTGCTTGCTGACCAATTTATCACTATGTTTAAGACTTTAGTTGATAGCGGAAAACTATCAGAAGAAGAATTTAATGCTGCAGTTGCTCAGGGACAATTTGAAGGACTTATTGGTCAAGTCCGTGTAGAGACTGTTGGTGGTGGTGTAATGACTGAGCAAGACGCTAAAAGAATTATGAAAAGACTTGGTGGCTTTGGTGCGCTTAGTAATAAAGAGGTGGTTGCTGAACAAATAAAAAGTATTCTTGTATCAAAGGCAGAGAGTTATCAAAGAAATGCATCTTTTTATAATTATTCTTTAAGGGTTAATGAGGAGTTTCAAGAGGATTTTCCTTTTGAAGACGTTGATGCATTTAATGAGAAATACCTAAAGAGTGTACTTGAATTTGAACCTACACCTGACCCCGAACAAACTAATCAAACTGGACAGCGAGACTGGGCAGCAGAAGGTTATGTTAAAATGAGAAATAACATAACTGGTGAAGAACGCTGGGTAAATGAGACTACTGGTGACATGCAACCAGTGGAGGGAAACTAAATGACTCCGTATGAGCAGTTTATGCAAAATGCTGAGCGTGTAGACGACGCTACTCAAAAGAGTGAATATGAGCAGTTTATGCAAAATGCTGAGCGTGTAGACGAAACACCAGTTGAGCCACCTAAAACTGCTGAGGAAACTTTTGCTGACGAATTAAAATTTCATGCCGATAAACGATGGGCAAATGTTAAAGACACCTATGAAGAAGTAACAGAAGGTGAGGCTGGTATTCTTACTGGTAGCATAGCAACACTAACACAACCAGTAGGTTTTGTTGTTGATACTATTGGAGAAGTAGCTGGCGAAGTTTTAGAGTACGCAGCAGACGGAGTTAGTTTTTTAATACGAGATGATTTAGAGGAAGAAGCTAAACAGCGTTTTATTCAGGGTGCTAACTACCTGATGAACCACCCAAAAGCGATAGAAGGTTTGAACGCTATTAAAGAGGGTGCTAAATCTTACGACATTTGGAAGCAAGCTAACCCTACTGCTGCTAGGGCAATTGAAGGCATTATTGATGTAGCTGCTCTTTTTGCTCCATCTAAAGGTACTAAGACAGATGTATATAGCCTAAAAGATTCTAAAGAGGCTGGCGGATTTATAGCTCCTATTGCCTATACTCTCGTTAATTCTGCTGGCAAAGAAGTAGAAAATGAAAATGCTAAGCATATATTTAAGCTAATAACCCCAGTAAAGCCAGACGCAAACAAATTAGTTCAAAAAGACGATTTGTTAAAAACAAACATTTATGTTTTTGATGATGCAGAAGAAGAAACTGCAAAGGCTTTTGTTCGTGCTGGTGTTACTAAGGGAATGACAGCAGTAAAAACTAGAGAGGTAGTCTCTCAAAGTATTGAGAATGAAGCAAGGGGTCTTGCAAATAGGTTAAGTAGAAGCTCAGTAACATTATCTGATGATGTAATTAATGATTCTTTTACAAGGATAGCTCAAAACACTAAGAGTAACCAAAACTTTATTACTGCTGGCAATCTTGACGGAGAATTAACTAGAGTTCTAGTTCAAGTAAAATCTTTATTGGAAAAGAATGGCACTACACCTGCTGGAATACTTAAAACTAGGCAAGAGTTAGATAAGTTTGTCAAGGAAGCAAAGGGTGATGTTAATAAGCTCATGACAAATGACAAGGTAACTTCTCTTGAAATAGCTTATAGAAATGCAAGGAATGAGTTAAATGTATTAGTTCAAAAAGCAGCAGATTTAGACCCAGAGATAAATAAAATTGACGTTGCTAAGTCATTACAAACACAGTCTGCTATGTATCGGGGATTAGACATAGTTAAAGAGAAGGCTGTAAATGAGGGTCACAATGTAGTAACTAGATTGTTTAAGAATATAAACGCCAGTGCTGAATTTAATTTACCAAAAACACCACTTGGTCAAGCAGCAACAATCTCTGCTGGTGTTGGTGCTGGTGCTGTATTAGCATCTCAATATCCAGCCCAGTTAATGGCTGGTTCTGGTGTTTTATTAACTATGATATTAGGTAGGTCATTATATAATGGAAGGCTTAATAGAGAGACAAGGAAATATCTTGGACAGATGTTATCTAAAACTGATGAGGCAATCAAGGCAGCGCAACAGCGTGGACTAGTTAAGCAAGTACAAGCAATGAGGGCAGACAGGGCTTACGTTGCTGACTTATTAAGAAGCCTGCCTAGTGAGGAAGAATATCAAAAGAGAAAATCTGGGGTCAATAGGTCTATAGAAAAACTAGAAGATAGACTAGCTAGATGGGAAGCCTCCAGAGAAAGAGCTATGCAGTCTCCAGAGGGTGGTAGTAATATCCCAGAATTATTTAGAGATGAGAAAAAGATAAGGGCTAAGTTAGAACGTCTTTATAAGATAAGAGACAGTATTTAACCCTCACACATAACGCACTCACCTGTGCTACCTTTGACACCTGCTTCACTTCTTAGGTAGTACAGAGATTTAAGGTACTTATCCTTGAACGCTATCTGATGCACTCTGCTTATTTCTTCTTCTGGTGTATCACTGGGAAAGAATAGGTTTAGTGACTGTGCTTGGCATATATACTTCTGTCTTGCACTAGCTAGACGTACTAGCATCTCTTGGTTAATCTCAAAGCTAGTCTTGAATACAACTTTTTCTTCTTCGTTCAACCA